AAAACGAGAAACTTGGATATTGCGAAGAGACAACTCCAGAACAACCCATTGGCGCACCACATCGGTTAAGTGCACAATAACAATTTATAGACAAAAACAATCATTAAAATATTGTACCTATATTTTAATGAAGGTTCACACCCTTGACATAGACTCGAGTGAACGGGATACGACTATGTACCCACACGCGAATAGCTATGTTTTTAGTTTAAATGACCCAGTATACGACGTCACACAAATCAAATTAGTTTCTGCACGTATTCCTACACCGCAGTTAACAACATGTGCTACAAACAAGACTTTTAGTCTATATGATTCAGGCGCCCCCGATGAATTGATTGAAGTTACCCTCGATGAAACAAACTACACCAATGGCGATGTACTAGCCTCTGACTTGGACACTAAAATGCAACCACCCCTCACATGTGTAGATTCCGTTGTTTTTGATTCGGATACACAAGCTCTGACATTTTCAAATACAGCAGCAAGTAATACATTTACATTCGAGTTCTTTGATGGAACAAATGGCTATTCAAGTAACGTGGCTTTGACCACACCTCATCAAGTTATGGGTTTTTCTTCACAAAATCCAACAACTGGAACAACAGTTGTCTCAGGTGCAATCAATTTGGGTGGACCCAATTCCCTCATTCTTCGTATGACTTCCGGATCAGATGAATTTACAAAGGTAGTCTATGGAAAGTCGCCATTCTTTACGGGTCACATACTGATGAATGGTTCGGATGTGATAAACTATCATGGCGCGGATGATCCAATTACACACAATTTCTATGCTGGTCCACAAAAGTTTATTAGGGATCTAAAGATTGAATTCTTCTACATGAGTCATGGACGTCTGATACCATATGATTTTAGGGGACAGGATCATATATTAAAATTTGAAATTACATGCTCTACAGATAAATTAGAGGTACTACCAAAAGTTTCACTTGATGTCGTGAAGGATGAACCAGAAACACAAATAAACATCCCAACTGTATTGGAAGATGTTTATAAGTGGAAAATAGAATACGTTTCCATTGGAATAATTATTCTTGTTGGAATTGTTCTGCTGTCGTTGATGCGTAAACGCCCAAAACTTAGCGAGTAATCGCGAAGACTGGTTGCGCTGGCTTGGACACGCGGGTAGAGATGCTGGACACGACCATGTAAACCGCAATGGACAACAAGGTGGTCAAGATCGCAGTAAGACTGTACTGGGTACCGCCGTTCTTTGGCACCTTGATGAGTTGTTGGATCACCCATCGGACCAAGTCCATCCAGCTCATCGCCGCCGCGAAGCTGAAACCCGCAACAATGGCGTTGAGGGATTGGGTTTCCAATTCTTGAGTAACAAGGTTGACAGTCTTGAGAGCTTGGGCAGTCATATCAGCCATGGTGAGAGTTTTATACTATACGTGTAGAAATTTTTTATTCTGGTAATAACTCTTCCTTCTGAACAATTTTTTTGTATTTGGGTTTTCTGACTATATTTGACTTTGCGAAAATTTGTTCTTCGTCATCTGAATCTGAATCGGTACTACTTTCATCATCTCCTGTAGCCTTGAATGATTTATATTCAGAAACTGTCCAACCCCCCGGAACCGATGTGTTCATTACTATCAATAGCATTTTTTAACATCTCTTCTACCGGACTTTGTGGTACCCACCGTTCCCATTGGTCATAGGCTTCATTTATTCGCCTGAAGGTTGTATCGTCACCCACATAGCGCTCGAATGGTGGACAGTCTTCTGGAGCAACTTCCTCAATATCGTCTTCGTCTGAGGATTCCTCATCATAAATCTCTGGAAAGAGAGAACCAATATTTTGACCAACTGTATACATCACACAATACTTTATTGCATATTCCATGTCTTCTGGGAGTACTGTGTTACGTCCACATGCTTTGGAATATTCAGCAGCCAGGACCATACTTTTCTCGAGGACTGGGAGAAGGATACCAATGAGAGCCTGCTGTTGAGACGCTTCATATTCTCCTGATGATTCACCAAATCCAGTTTTCATCATTTTTTACTATTTGAAATCAAATATAATAATCCAACTTAGGTTTAGAATATCAATTCTCTTATGTGAGTAAAAATTTGGTAAATAAAACGGGACACTACTGTAGAATGAATCTTCAATTGAGGAAATTCAAACCCGAGACGATGTCGGACGATCGGGTGTGTGTGTTTATCGGAAAGCGTAACACAGGGAAGTCAACCCTGGTCAAGGATATTATGTATCACAAGAAACATATTCCAGCCGGGATAGTCCTATCTGGTACAGAAGAGGGGAACCACTTCTATGGTGAGTTTATTCCAGACCTCTTCGTGTATGGTGAATATGATAGGGATGCGATAGAGAGGGTTATATCCAGGCAGAGAAAGTTGGTGGGTACGAGAGGGAAGAATAACAACAATGGGGCCTTCATGCTTCTCGATGATTGTATGTATGACTCCAAATTCCTAAAGGACACCTGTATCCGTCAATGTTTTATGAATGGTAGGCACTACAATATCTTTTTCATGTTGACAATGCAGTATGTGATGGATCTGCCACCAGCACTCAGGGCAAATGTAGATTATGTATTTATACTTCGGGAAAACATTATTCAGAATAGAGAGAAATTGTATAAATCATTCTTTGGTATTTTCCCCAGCTTTGATATGTTTTCAAAAGTGATGGATGCATGTACAGAGAACTACGAGTGTCTCGTATTAGACAATACCGTAAAGTCTAATAAGATCACTGATTGTGTGTTTTGGTACAAGGCCACAGTCAGGAAGGGATTTAGGGTGGGGAGCCCCAACCTCTGGCAACTTCACAAGAAGATGTACAATCCCAAGTACTTGGATCAGAAGGAGGATGACGCCAAGAAAGCCACGAAGAAGACAAACCTTAAAATTACAAAGGCGAGATAATAAATAGAAACTCTGTCACCTTTTTAGTACGATTTTTTAGATTGCGACTTCCCTTGTAGCAATTATAGTCAATCTCAATTTTTTCATATGTGTACGGTCTAAGGATTTCTTCCCATTCGTCTAATGTAATGAACCCCTCATTATTGTATGACACCAAGGTATGTTTCGCCTTCTCTGTAGCCAACTGCAGGGTAAGTTCCATAGCTTCTCTAATTTTGTTTTTATAATTGTACTGACTTTTGTTCCAGTCCCCAGGGATACCTGATACTTTTGAAACTGTATGAGGCCTCTCGTTGGTACATAGGAGGTTAAGCATAAAATAATTTGAACCATATGGATGTTGATTGTAGGGTGGATCTAAATAGATGAGATCCACTTGGGGGAGCTCCCTCAAGAAGTCACAGGCATCTTGACGCCGTACCGCAACTTCCCGAGCAGGTTCAAACCATATGGGACATTCAACTTCAATCCTCTTTGTGATTCGGTCCAGGGCATATCCACCTTTTCCACCCAAACCACCTTTGTGAAAACCCTTGAAGACCCCAGAAGTATTTGTGTGAATACTAGCTTTTACCAGGAGTGGACCTAGACAGTATGGTTTTAGATGATATGGAACACGCTTCTCAATATACTCCAACATTCCATCAATCCTCCTCCCATTTTCGAGGGTATAAAACTGCCTGTCGGGGGATGCATACATCTCAGTCACAAACCCAACTTTATCCGGACACCTGTTCATTTCGTTAATGTGATGAATAATGTCATCTGTATCAGCCCAGGACGGGGTCACCAGAAAACACTTTGAGAGAACTTCACAATAAAGTTCGAGATCATTTACATACAATTTTTTAGAGTGACCCAGTAGCATTCTTGATACAACCCCAGAACCAGAGAATGCATCTACACACGTTTGAGGTTGAAGTCTCTGTACAACTTCTTCAATTGTGTTCACAAGCTTCCTCTTATTTCCAATGTAGGTTATCATTGGTTGTTGAACATATTCAACCATTCTTAAATAATGATTGTGTGAAATCTCTAACTCAAAAACATAGTACTATACTAAATGTCTACGGATATTAATACCCTTAATCTAGCCGATAATGACGATGGGATGGTGCCACTCAATGACAACCGGTCCACAACTTTTATAAATAAGGAAGCGTTTTCACAACCCGAAAAAAATGTGAGTGAAAATAAACAGACCATGGACTCTACCCCAATTAATGACATTATGATGGAACCACCAATGATGATGGACGAGCCCAGGATGCAAGGCATGATGCCACAAATGACCGCCCCACAACCTCAGGGTGCTTACGCGATGCCACAAAAGGAGGCAAAGCCAGAAAGCAAGAATCCACTTAACCTCACTGACGATCAAATGATTGCCCTTGTTGCGGGTCTCGCGGCGGCTCTCGCAGTGTCTAAGCCAGTTCAAGACAAGCTTGTCACTTCAATTCCCAAGTTCCTTAACGAACAGGGGAGCCGAAGCATGGTGGGCTTGGCTTCAACGGGTTTGGTTGCCGCTGTGGTCTTCTACATTGCGAAGGATTACATTGTTAAGCCTTGATTTGACTCCCAACCCATATTTGAATAGATTGAGTTATCAATACCTGAATAATAGGTAATCAAAGCTCCCATGGTGAACGCCGCCATGAGCAAGACACTCAGCTTAAGTGTCTTGCTTTTGTCACTCCCATATTCCTTTACCGCGTCCTTCGTATCACCCATTGTCAGATTGATACCATATGTAATGATCAACGCAATGAGACTTGACGTTAAAAAGAAGAGACGATCCACTGCAAGTCTTGGAATGCTACCAACGATCAGACGCAATACATTTGGTATAACCACGGTAAGCCATACAAGATTTACCGCATAGTTATTAGTCATGTGTGGAATGAGGGTTACACCGTACACACCAAGCCAATAGGCTATAACCATAATCAAGACATTAAATGGTGTCTTCATTTAATGTAGGGTAAGAAGATTATTTATCCTGAATGTGTTGACCACAAAACTTAGTTCTCTCCGATATCTTCTCGTAGATACCCAACTCCACACATATATCACGAAGTTCAATGTAATTGTTCCAGAATTGGTCAGAGTGTGAGTACTCATCGACTGTACAGTGGGCCAATTCATGAATGAGAACATGGAAGATTTCATTAGGTCTACCATCAAGGCATAAAGCAATCTCTTGCCCCTTGTTTGTATTGTAGCCAACGGTATCACTCATGGAGTGAAATCCTGTCAATGGTACACCTCGAACTAACATTTGATATTTGGAGTGAGGTGTAGACGCAATATGTTCACGGAGGACGCGATACTTCTCTTTGACCTCAGTGAGTTCCTGGGGTTCTCTAGTTTGGGAGAGTATCCAAAGATTGATGAACAATAATAGAATGAATGCGATCATCTCTTATATACAAAGATAAATTTACTATACAGTTCTGAGATTGGATTTCCTGTGAGACCCTCCCACAATTCTAATTTGAAACCCATCTCTTCTAAGTGTGTGACGAGGAGGTCGCGATAGGCTATTGGCTCTGATTTGGGTCCATCGGCATAAAAGGGGGTATCCACCAAGTTTACGAACAACTTTTCACCGTAGCCACCATTTGGGGTTGTCTTCATGAGGAAAAAGTTACCCATGTCGTCTCGGAGAGGTGTTCTA